GTAGGAGCCGCTGATACAGAACTTCCATAGTTGCGCACAAGAAAATTGTAATAAACTTCACCTATTTTGTGAATGATCTTGTCACGCTGTTTTGCATTCCATACGTATGTCTGTCCGGAAGCCCATACACCTCTGTCATAAGGGAACGCACCCGTAGCTCCTGTTGCTCCTATGGAACCATCATTTGCAACACCCACACCCTTCTCGGCCACATAATTGTCATTCCAAGCAGCAGCATCGGAAGCTGATTTATAAGCCCGGACGGCAAACTGGGTGTATCCGGCTGTCGCAGGTACGGATATCTGGCTGTTCAGTGTCGCACCTACATGAGCCAGCCAGCTTCCGTTGTATTTGCGTGCAGCCAGATAAAGCGTGCTGCACGTGCTTACATTGCCTGCCACATTCTGTTTGCAAGTGACAAGGAATCCAGACGGGGATGGCGTGCCTGTTGAAGTGAAGTTGATCACGCTGACAGGACTGTCCAGCCAGTAGGATGCCGACGGTCCGACGGGAGCAACCATCTCCTGCCAGTCCGCATGTACCGTCCGGTTCGCAGATCTGCCGGCGAGGATGTATCCGCCGTCTCTTTTCCTGCGGAGTCTGCCGTTTCTGAACTTGGCGATTTTAATCGGAGGGTTGGAGGTTTCAACCTTGCTTAAGTAAGATCCTCCGGCAAACGATACTGTACTGTTCTTGGCATACGGAGTATTGGCGGATTCCCAATGACCGGCTGCTGTGATGCTCTCACCATCCTTTCCGTCACTGCCGTCCACAACCATCGGAACAGTCTCGACATCAACCGCCTGACCGTTCACGTAGAACACGAACTTCAAGCTACTGGTAAAATTACCGGAAGCCACCCCGACACCATCACCGATGGGAACCTCGGCCGCACCGTCACGACTGTACTTCAACTCCCCGTCCGTTGTGGCCGTAGTGACCGCACCGACTGTCTTCATACGCCGGCAGGATACCGAAGCTACACTGTAACCGCCGTTCTTGTTCTTGCTGACCATCGTGGCCGAAGTGACAAGGCTATAAATCACCGCATCGGAACCATCCGCACCACCACGGACACCGGTTATCTTGAAAGTCAGTTCACGGGTATAGAGCTGCCCGTTCTTCATTGCAGCCAGTGTGATGGTGACCGTATTCTGTTCCGGAACCGACTTTCCGGCAGCGACGGATAACGCCACCGCTCCGGTGGCCTTGCTTGTGCTTGCCGTGAAACCGGCAGGCGTGCTGACTGTTAAAGTCTCAAGGGTGAGTTTCTCGGTACCGTACCACATGGATACATGGGTAGTCCATGACTGTGCGGAAGTAGTAACACCGGTACTGGTAAGAGCGACGCTCACCATCTCATTGTCAAGGTCGGCCATGATATTCGACTCCCCGTCCTTACTCCAACGGTGCACAGGGGCCGGAGTGCTCCATTCACTCCATACTCCATCACGCTTCACACGTTTGCACGCCCATTCCACCTGATGGTCTGCATCCACGCCAAGAAAATCATCTGTCCAGCCTTCCGGTATATAATCATCCTGCTGCTTCGAATCCGGCTTGTCAGGGGTAAGGCCGATGATGTTGGTACGGGTGTAGATCCACTCGTAACCTTTGCCGTCCTTACCGTCAGTCCCGTCTTTGACCATGACCATCCACAAACCATTCCGGTATATGTAAGTACAATGGTCAGCCGTATTTCGGTAGCTGTCACCCTCCTTGGGATTGGACGGATGGGATGCGAACTCACCCAAGAAGGTGATACTCTCACCTTTAAGTTCACGACCGTCCAGCAGCATCTCCCAGTCTTCATGCACGGTCCAGTCGGCTGATTTCCCGGCAAGGATATAACCGCCATCCTTTTTCTTTCGATAATTGCCGTTCCTGAACCTTGCAATTTTAATCGGAGGATTGGATGTTTTCACCTTGGAGATAAAAACACAGCCCGCCAAAGTGACCATGGTATTGACCTCGTATGGGGTCTTAGAGGATTCCCAATGACCGCCACCTATTACAGACAAACCGTCAGCACCGTCCTTACCTTTGAACAACGACCATGTATAATCGGAAGGGTTGCTGCTCTCTGTGGCGGTTTCCTTGTTTACTGCGATTCCTATATATTTTGTAGTATCCTTCGGTTGTTGGTACATGCCCGTACCGTCCGCATTGTCCGAATAGGCTATCCATGTGTAATAGGTCTTTCCATCCGCTCCGGGTGCACCGGGAACACCCTGCTCACCCTTTATCTCACTCCATGTGTAGTCGGAAGGGGTGTTGCTCTCCACCGCACTCGTCTTGTTGTAGGCGAATCCGATATACGCTTTCCCTGTAGGATTATTGCTGATACCTCCGCCTTGTGCGTTGTCGGCGTATCTTATCCATGTATAGTAAGTAACACCGTCCTTTCCCGGCGTTCCGGGAACACCTTGCGGACCTGTCGCTCCGTCCGCTCCTTTGTCCACTTGTTTCAGCCATGCCGGGTTATCATCTGATGGCTCGGTTGTCGTTCCGTTATCATCAACACACAACCACAAAGCCCCGTTATGTGACACCCGGTCATAGTAGGCGTACTTACCTGCAACCCATTCACCCTTGTCCAAAGGTACACGAACCTTGTTCCCCGTTATCTCATCTATCTGGAAGATAAGCCCAGTCATGATAATGTTTTGAAGAACGGCTGAGTAATTGTCCGCATTAATACCGGCTACAGTCATGCCTTTTTTCTTGCCGAACCACGCAGGCATCTGTGCCGGCTCCGGGTCCCAAGTGTTGGCATTGTCAAAGAATGTAATACAGTTGTTTCCGTTGACGGAATCAATAAGTATATAAGTCTGACGTTCCGGGTCCGTAAAGTTACCTGTTTGTGCCAATACCATCTGCTCGGCAGGTTTCCAGTCAGAATGCCCCGGACGGGGAATGACAGTAAACTTCTTGGCTGTATAATCTGCGGCAGTCACACGGAATTTCATTTCTTCAAAACCGTTCAGTTTGCCTTCGCTATTCTTAGTCACAAAATAGGTGGTAAGGATATCATCAACAAACTGGCTCAATCCGTCCGCATCTGTCAGATCGGGAGCGATGGTGTAGGTTCCATCGCCGTTATCCACGTATGACAATACGGTACAACCACCACCGGGGGAGTTTACCATACGTCCTTTGAAATAGGTTGTACGGTTATAGGCTATTTCAGGAACAAACAAACGCTTACGAAATACACCGCTTTCCATTTCAAGATTGCCCTTTTCGTCTATGTAACCACCTGATACACCAGTAACGAAATCACCAAACTTGGCGTATTTCTTGATGACGGTTCCGCCCAACAGGGATAATAGGAAACCGGTGCGTTCCTCCGTGTCCTTGCGCATGAACATGATCAGCGAGCGCAATGCGGAATACACGTTATGGTCTGTCGCAGGGGTGGAGTCGTGGCTTCCGATCACATACACACCGCTGCCACCATCGCCCGTATAGGTCTGTCCCTTTAGGGTAAGGCTCTCAACCTTTTCCTCCAGCTCCCCGATACGGGAATAGGCGGTGGTTTCCCCGACAGTATAAACAGGTGAGTCAAAGGAATAGTCAAGATTGAATTCAAATCCGATAACCCTTGACTGTCTTCCGTTCTCGAAATAAGCCTTGTTGATAAGGTTGACCTTTTGACCGATGCCATAGAAATTATGAACGCCATCCTCACGGTATGCGTCATTTGACATCATCGTGCAGCCATAGGTACTCGGGTCTATCTTGGATTTGGCAGCGTACTTTTCAGTCTTTTCCTTCAACTCCTGCTCGGCGGCACCCACAAGCCCAAGTTCGGTTATTTTCGTGCTGTCCCAGCCGGAAAGCACATATTCATCCCCATCCTGGGGAAAGAGCACATCACCGGGAAGCGGTCTGCCATAGTCCTCATTCCTGACTATCTCCCAAAGCTGTGCCTCAGGGTTCCATCCGCCATCCTCCAATTTCTCCGGCTTTCCCTCAGGATTGAACTTCACGGCGAACTCCAAACCGTTGAGAAGCCCGGACGCGAAACGTATCCTCAGCTCCTGACCGGGGAGGATATATTTCTCGGAAAAGTTAACACCCGTGTCCCTAAAGCGGTAGGCATTCCATTTTTCCTCGGTGGTTGTCCCGTCCTCATTCTCCACCTTGTCCGGCACTTCGATAGTGGTGACATCCGACATGATGCCCGTTCTTCGGGGATAGACTTCATCGAAGATAACCACCTGCTCGACGGCTTCCTCGGTAGTCATATCAGGATAAGCGTCAATGTAAGGAGTGCCTTCGGGAAGCATCAGCCTGCGCTGCACCACGCCGTTCACAACCACGGTCTCGTCAACCGGACGGTAGTCAGATGGGATATTCTTTGTTGAACCAAAAGCGTAGATACGGGTGGCATAAGTGGACCGGGATTCTGACTGTGACATTTCCTGCACGTTTTTCCCGATTTCGAAATCCACCGCATCGCCGGACTCACAACGTCCGAAATGGATGATGTTTTCAGTCACCCAACATTCGCAATCCCATTTCTTCGCCATCTCAAAACAAGCGTCAAGGATGTTGATGTTATCGTAACTCATCAACTGGGACTTGTTTTCGACTGTGGAATCAATGGAGAAAACAAAATCCTGTCCTTTGTATGTGTAACCAAGAGCTTTCAAATTTCTAAGGACTATACCGGCTTGTACGTCAAGCGGGGCGGTCAGGTTCCAGGACGCTTCCTGTCCGGTCGTCTCCGGGGTATATTTGAAGATTTTGTTTTTCCATTTCCAGTAATAGGCATCAAGTCTTAATTCGTAATCGTAGCCGGCGGTATTGGTGTTGAATGCGGGCTTCTGCAAGTCGCACACCTCGAACAATCCGAAGTTACATTCCACGTATGAGCCAAGTTTGAAATATATGGGATTATCCAAGGAGAACTTTAACATGATGTAATCCTCCTTCATCAGAGTGAACTTACGCTTGCAGCCTTCATTGATCAGAGTTGTAAGCTGGATAGCACCGGATATGTCTTTGATGTCGATTTGTTCCATGTCTTCAAAGTTCGGGGATAAAAAAAAGAGTGCCCAATTTTGAGCACTCACATACACGACAATAAAACCAATGTCGTGAATTAGCTTCTGTTTGCCGGATTTGGCTCGTTAAACTTGGCTGAAATTTTTCCGAAAGTTCGGTCTAAACTCTGTGCGTAAGTGACACTCTTGCCAGTATAAATAAGATGGTAAACCTCGCTACTATTAGCAGGAATCTGAATATCAACCACACCTTTATACAGCTCATCAAAGAAAGCTTTCTTCTTTGCTTGATAATCAGACTGAGAATTACTCTCGATAGTGAACGAAAGAGTTATTTCCCTCTCATCGACTTTAGGATTATTGATTATTACCCGTTTCCCATGTTCAAGTCGGCTTTTGTTCTCAATAAAATCCTTCATGGGAGCGGATGCCCCAATAACATCAAGAAACCCCTCTCCCATTCTCACACCCCATGTTGTATAAGCGTTTTCGCCATTAATTAATAATTCATCCATAGACTATAATTTTGCTGTATTCTTTTTAACTTCTGCTATATCTCTTTGCATCTGTTGAATAGGTTTGACGATTGCCCCTGTATTTTCTGAAATCTGTACCAATTCAAGATAAGATTGCGCTATCAAATTCCTCGTATCATCAGCAATATTTCTTGTTTCCGTATTTATGGAAAGTAGAGCATCTGCTTTTACTGTCAGTAGATTAAGTGATTGAGATTGAATAATATTCTGATTTTTTATTTCTTCTCCTGCAATCTGCAATGCTGTAAACCTACCGTTCAACTCTTCGCCAGTATCTTGACTCATTGTCTGAAAACCTTTGGATGAAGCTGACTGGGATGTTGATTCTTGCGAAATCTTGTCATATCCGGTTGCTGCGGCAAGCTCGTCACGGAGCTTCATGGCTTCGTCCACATAACCCATGTATTCATCCATCAGCTCCTTACGCTCATTATTATCAAGCGTACCATCATCCTTCATGGCTTCACCGAATTTATCATACCATGTCCTCAGTTTGTCACTAAACTGTTCACCGATGGCATTTGACAGCATCGCTTGCATGAAATATTTGGATATGTCATCAGCAAAATCCTCCGCACTCTTCTCCATATCCATCAGACTGCTTACAAAACTGTCATACATGGAATCGAATGACATTCCGATCAAGCCCTCATAAAGACTGTCGGTCAGTTCTTCCAGTTTTCCTGCCTGCTCTATATAATCATCCAGCTTGTCGGTAACACGCTCACCGTAACCTCCCTTACCGGAAGATTCCATGATATCCCATAACCATACGTCCGACCGTAGAGCCTTCATCTGTTCGGGGGTCAGATTCCACAAGGAATCAGTGCCGGAGAAATCCTGCATACCGGTAGCTTTTCTTGCGTGTTCCAGCATTTCATCCGTCCATTTCAGATAATGCTGCCAACTGCCGTGGCTCTTATGATATCCGGCTTGCTCCTTTGCTATTTGCAGATAGTTTTTATTGACTTCCTCCTGATATTTTACAGCTTCCTTGTAAGATTCAACCGATTTCATTCCCCTGCTTGCCTTCATCTCGTCAGTCAGATCCTCGATGGCCGTTTGCAAAGTTTCATTCCTGTTCGTCAGCCTGTCTATCGTTTCCTGTACTTCCTTGGCGTTTCCACCTATTCCAAACAGGGAGTTGAAGCCTCCGAATGAGATCGCGTTCAGGATGTTTCCTATGCCGTCCCTCAATGACCTGCCGATTGTGACAAACAAATCCCCTGACAAGACATCACCGATAATTCCGCTGACTGCATTCAGGACAGCGTCAAGCAAACCACCCACAAGATTGCTCAATCCGTCTTTGAGTACGTCAATGATGGACAGAATCCATCCGACAATGGGGACCTCCTTAAGAGATTCTGACGTCTTGCCTATCACGTCTTTGAATCCGTTCACGGTTTTGATAATTCCACTGTATGCGTCATATAGTCCGCCCGAAGAAAGTTGTTGCAATCCTCCCAATATATTTTCCATGCTCGCTTTCAGTTTGGTTGCGGTATCGGATACATTTTGTTGGGCTTGATTGGCGATGTCTGTCTGTGTCTTTACGTTGGCGGACGCAATGTCTGCATTCTGCTGCGCTGTTTCAAGAGCGTTTGCAGCGGCTTGTTTCTCGCTTTCTGTTCCGTCCTTTTGTGCCTTGGCGTAGTCCTCTTGCGCCTTTTGAAGTTTCTCTAAGGCGTCCGTTTCGGTTTCTACGGCATAGATGCGGTTTTGCTCAGCTGTCTGATAGGCTTTTACATCCTCTCCAAGTTTCTTGAAGTTGACTCCACTTGTACCACCCAAAGACTTTTCCATCTGGCTGATGGCGTCAATCAATGATTTCTGGCTTGCCTGATCGGAGTTCTTGAACTTGTCAGTCCGTACATATTTTTTCGCTTCGTCCAAGGCGGGCTTTATCATGTCGGAAAACATGGAACCAAACTCACCGAACACAGTAACCCAATCTATATTGGCTTTTATGGCTTCTGTTTCCTTGTTCTGTATGGCAACATCACGTTGTTTCTCCAGTAACTTTACTTGTGCACTATTAACACCGTTTTCTTCCTGTGCTTTCCTTATTTTTTCCGCATACTCTTGGGCGATAGCCAATTTCTGCTGCTGGAACGTGCCATATTCTTTCAAGTAGTCGTTCAAAGCCTGTTGTTCGGCTTTCAGCTGTCCTTCAGTTACATCGGAAATATCTTTATCTCTCATACTTTCGGCATTGGTATAAGCTTCTGAAATTTTCTGTGCCTGCTTGTCGGTCAGCTTACCGTTACCGGCTTTGCTCCATTCTTCCTCCTGTTTTCTTATCGCATCAATCTGTTTCTGATAATCAAGGTCAATCTGTTTCAACTTCTTTTCCGTGCCTTCTCTCATCAGGTTGATTTCATCCTGTTGGTTCTGACGGTGAAGTGAAAGAAGTTGCCCGTCCAGCTTTTCCTGATTTTCTTTTTGCTTTTTTGCTAGATTTTCCTGTCTGGTCAGTGCGCTTCCGGTTACTCCGCCTAGCTCCTTGTATGTCTTTTCGGATGCCTCCATCTTATCTTTGGCTTCTTTCACCTGTTTCGATGTAGCCGTCTGATCTTTGATTAATGCCTCATACCCTTTTTTCGCTTTCTCCCATTCGACTTTAGCATTTGCCAAATCTTCCTGATATGTAGTTTTATTTTTTTCTTCATCAATACGTGACTGTTTCTTGGATTTTGCCGTATCAATCAGTGTCTGTATATCTTTTACATCATAAATTGCTTCATCAGACAATGAACCTTTTACGTCAATAGGTAATCGTAACTTGATTTTTCCATTTTCCCCCTTACCTTTGATACGCTTTTCAAGTTCTGCAATGTAACGGTCAAACTTGCTTATATCAATATTGTTTAGTCCTGATATGAACTGCTCGGAAATGCCTTTGCCTTTTTCTTGTAATAAAACATCCCTATCAGCACGCAAATCTTTCAATTTCTTCACATACCCATCAATTCCTTGTTGCCCAGACAAGGATTTAAGAAGATTCTCGTAATACTTAATTTCTGCTTCGATGTCTGAAAGTTCTTTTTCCTGCTTTTCTCCGGCGCGTTTTGCCTCTTCTTCTGCTATTTGCTGCTTTAGCTTAAGAATGTCAGCCAATTTGATTGTTTCAATATCATACTGGGCAAATATCTTTGGGTATTCTTTGCGTAATTCTGCCAAACTTTGCCCACGCTGCAAATCAGCCAAAGCAATATCACGAGAGCTTTGGATAAGACTCTCTATTTTTTGTCTACGTTCTTGCTCTTGTTTTGCCGCCTCCTCTTGTTTCTTGTTGAAACGTTCTTGTGCCTTTTCAGCAATGGATGTATTGTCTGCTAACGTCCACATAGCTATACCTAAAGAAACAACAGCAGCACCAGCCAACACATAAGGGTTCATCATTAAAACTTTGTTATAAGTGGCTTGTGCCAAAGTAGCAGCTTTAGTTGCAGTAATCTTTGCCCATATAGATTTCACTGAACCTTGCTCAACAATAGTATTTATCAGAAGCCCAGCTCTATAAACACCGTAAATTTCCACAAGAGCCAATACACTTTTACCAATAATACCATAGTTCTTTACAATAGTATCGACAGCAGATATACTTCCAGAAATCAAATCCTGATTAGCAAGTCCTATTTCCGCTAAAGCAGTAGTTATCGTATCCTCCAAGTTTGACATTTGCCCCTCAATCGTCTTCGATATTGCTTCCGTAGAACCTTCAACACCTTTCATCGAGCCAAATTGTTCAACAGCCTTCATTACAGATTCAACAGTTCGGTCACATTCTACCGTCATATCACGGAATGAGAGTTTAACCTTGTTGCCTTCTGTCTGAACACGAACACCGAACTCTTTCCAACGCTCTGGATTATTTATATCAAGTATCGCCTCTGTTAGCTGGTCAAAGGGCTTTGCTACTGTATTGGTAAAATCTCCCATTTTCCTCATGGCATCCATCGAAGGAGTTACACCACGATTGACAAATTTTATAAAGTCATCCGTCAGTTCATTAAGCTGAAAATTCGTTTTTGCAGCAAAGCTATTTATGTCAGAAAGATATGCTTTCGCTTTATCGGAACTGCCATTCAAGGCATTAGTTAGCACAGATTCATATTTCTGAAACATTCCAGCAGTTGAAACTACATTTGAAGCAACTTGTTTCAGCATAGCGATTCCACCAATAGCAGCAAGTGTCTTCTTAAATGAAACTCCGACCCCCTCATTGGTAGTTATAACAGCCTTGCTCTCATCTTTGAATAAAGCATATTCATCTTTTAGGGCTTTAGTAGATAATCTTGCAAGTGCTTGTTGTGATTGCAATTCACCGAGAGCATACTTTTGTTCTCCTAATGCTGCTTTTGCACGGTTTAATTCATCCGATAAAGATTGTCTTTTAGAGTCATACTTTCCTAATTTCTTATATTTCTCAGTAAGCATTGAAACATCATTCTGTGTCTCACGTATGATATTTTTCTGTTTGATAATTTCTTCTGATAGAGAATTAACAGCTTTTTCACCGTCATAAATACCCTTTTTGAAGTCGTTTTCCATTGTTGCCCCAGCTTTGGCGGCATCAGAAATAAGGATGTTCATTTTCTTAGTACTTTCTCCTAATTGAACATTTAACTTTTTAAATGTATCAGGAGATTGGGTCGAATCCATAGAAAGGAGCGTTTGTTTCAACTTTTCTATCTCTGTTCTTAATCTTACGACCTCTTGCCAATCCGAAGCCACACGGAATACGAGCTTTCCCATTTTATTCTAATTTTTAATTATTTACTACTCAAATTTACAGTATATCCAAACCTTATTAGAATTTTCTTTCATTAAATTCGTTACAATAGACGAAAGGTTTGATATTTCTTATTTTACTTGATAAATTTACCACAGTTACAAGCTTTCATAGATGTTTTTTATCAACGAAAAACACACAATCTGCTGATTGTGGCAAAATAATTGTGAAAGTAGTATTTGATAGTCCGTTTTGCTATTTCTAAGATTGCAAAAGCACGACATTTGAAAGATTGTCGTGAAATAGTTTGGAGTGATTGGATTTCTTGGTAGTTTTGCAAGAAAATAAGTAAAAACATGAATAAAATAACATTTCTAATACTATGTATTGCTCTGCTATGTGGATGCTCTACAAATCATAATATTGACTCTGCTATAAAAGATATTTACGGTTCGAAAGTGCCACCCAAAAAAGAGGATGGAGCTTGTATTTATGTCTTAAACTATCTTGAAAAAGAGAACAAACAAGATACGGATTTTGTAAAACTAAAGGATAAAATTGACAAATACACAAACTCATTATCCGAGAATTTAGGAAACGATGTTTCTTCTAAATCAGATGCTAACACATCTGCAACAAGTAAAGACGATTGTTTAAGTGACTTCTACAAATGGGAGACTCCATCTATCCGTATTGTGCTTATTTCACGTAAATGTTTAGATAACAATGGTAGAGACATAACAATTATAGTAACAAATAAAGGGTGATTTTTCACCCTTTATTCACTCTTATCAATACGTAAAAGAGACTAATAAAACGTACTATATACTTTATATTACACCAAGCATTGTGTATAATAACTGCTTGCTCAAAAGTGTATAGTTGCGTAAAATTTTTAAATTATAATTCACGATATATTGCAATCGGTTCAATACGGCATTCCGAACTCTGACGACCAGTAAAAAAAGTCTCTACACCAGCCATTTTATCAATAGTATTTTGAATAGCAGATCGAAAACCATCTACTACTTCTTCCTCATCAAACATTTCTATATTTTCATTTCCTGCTTGTGTTACTATTCCTAAAACAGTGAATTCAAATTCTGTTTTTCTTGAATACTTAGAAATTAAAATATCCTCCTTTTCTCTTAAATAAATTCTATTCAATATTGAAGAAAATATGATTTCTTTATTTGCAAATGGCATTGTTACTTCAAATTGTTCATCATAGCTAAATTTCAAAACATTTAGCAATCTATTTACAACATCATCATCTAAAATTAGCCCATCTGCTTTTAATTGCTCAGCATACTTCACATTCAAACTTTTCAGCAAAGATGTAGCTTTTGCCTTCGAATTTCTATCTGCAATTTTCTTCGGTAATTTCGCCAATTCAGCTACGGATTCATTCTCTTCTCTATATTTGAAATAGCCAATAGCTTCACCTATTTCATTAAATTGCTCTAACGTAGAAGCCATTTTGCTATAATCATTAAAAATAATTTTCCCTGATATTTTTACAAAAGATTTATCGCGTAAATCATTTAAAGTAACATTTTGTGGAACAGTATAGAGCACCCCCATCTCACTCAATTTATTTTCAAAAAGATTGTAAGCATAATCATGCAGATATTTTTTCTCTGTCGAAGATTGTTCTTTAACTAAGATTTCTCCCATTAAATTTCCACTGAGAATTTTTCCCTTTTGTTCTTCAGATTTAGCATATTCTGACTTTTTCCCAGATAATACATACTCTGTTAATCCTTCAAATAATTGAGAAGATATTGAATACATCTTGTATTCATCTAAATATACAAATGATTTAATGCAGCCCATTTTCAAATTCCTTTTTGCGTTGTTCGCTGTTCTTACTAAATTTCTTTATACTATTATTCCTTGTATCAATGATTGATTTAATCGCTATACATCCTCCAGAGACACAAATAACAAATGTTATTACCGTTAATATAATATCAATTGTTCCCATCATCCAAAGAGTTTAATTTATTCATTATTGCATTACTAAAAAGAAAAGATACTAGGCAAAATGCAATAGCACATACTAACGCGACAATTCTATCTAATATTTCTTTCTGAGATTGTTCTGCAAAATACAAAATGCCCAAAACACCAGATAAAATAACAATTTGTATTACAGAATACCCTTCAAATTTAAGTTTTAAAATTGGATCAAACTTTTCATTATTAAGCTCATTCAAATTCGTCAAATTTAAAGTTAGCCCTAAAAATATAAAATCAACCGGATTGAATAATAAACTCCACTCCCTATTTACCGATAGCATAAAGACAAACACTCTTATAAAAAAAGGCATTAATCCTATTAGGACAGTATATATAATCCATTTGGTCTTTCTCATGACATATTTTATATTCTATTTTGCTACAAAATTATCATTATTTTCTAATAATTTTGCCATAACTATTTCTTTTTTCTACGATTTGCCAATTCCTTACCTTTACTTTTCGACCACTAAATAGAACTTGCATATCTTTTATTTTTATATAGGATAGAATTATCGTGTGACTCTAAAACCTTTCCGATAGATTCTTCTAACCATTCTTTCCCAAACTCTTTGTAGCGCGAAGTCAGTGTTGTATCACTAACTTTTATACAAGAAGCCCAATCATTTATTGATAGGCATGAATTATCAACAGTTATGAATATGGTTCTACATGTCCGAGCTGAATTTTCATTGCAAGTAATCCACCTACAATTTGACGGTTCATAATTCTTACTTGAATCAATTCTATCAATGCTCATATTATCATTATACCCATTTTTCATAGACCAATTGTAGAATAAAAGAAAATCATTAGACCATTCAGGACATACAAGCACTCCTTTCCCTCCATAATAACGATAAGAATTATTTTTAGGATTACAGCATCTATCTTTCATGCCAGCCCATATAGTATAGATTCGAGTTTTTTTGCTTTTTCCATGAGTGGTATTAGCCTCTTTTCTTCTATCAACATTCATACACCCACAACTTCTCACCTTTCCACTATGCAAATTCCCTTGTGACACCACAACCTCTTTTCCGCAATCACATTTGCAATGCCAGTAAGTAGCATGACTATTTTGCCCAGTATATTTATGGTGAAAATCTAAGACCGTCAATCTTCCAAATTTCTCTCCACTTATATCTTTTACTTTACGTCTTATACATCCACAGCTTTTTGTTGTACCATTCCTTAAATATCCAGAACGCACAGAAACAATGTTCCCACAGTCACATTTACATATCCATTTTATACAGCCTCCCTTATCTTTATTTTCATCTTTTGAGACAACTGTCAATTTTCCAAATCTTTCTCCGATTCTAATTTCCATAATAGCATAATATACAACATTTTCACATATACAAATATAACAAATTAAAATGGATTACCCTTGCCTTTTAACTTAAAAAACTCTTCTTCATTTACTTCTTGAAGAACATCTCCATAAACCGTATGCAATTTATCTTTTTGCATAATAATCAAATTGCGATATGGAATTTTAAATACAACTTCATCGTAACTTAGATGTAAAACCTCCATGAACGTAGCAATTTGACCTAATAACGTGACGTTTCCTACGACCGTTCCTTTGCTGTCAGCGTTGCTACGTTCTTGGCTAAAACTGACAGCTTGTAAAAATTTTCCGTTGAAACCATTGAAAGACCGACCGCTAACGCTTCTACCACTTCGTCAAATTCCCCTCTCGCAAGCTCATCAGAAAGACTTTCATCCCCTTTAATAAGCCAAGACAAAGCCAAAGAAGCCTGTTTTACATCTTTCAGCGAGCGGAGCATATCCATGACGGTAGTAGCTCCTTTTAAATCGGACAGATAATACCCTGCACCTGCCATCTTATGAATTGTAGGAGGGTTAATCACGTATGCCTTGCCATTCACTATAACCGTCTCGAAGTCCTTTCCCAAAACGGCTGCATTTACTATTTTTGCTGCATCCATAAGCGTAAATTAAAAAGGCGGTGAGCAACCACCCACCGCCATCCGAAAACAATCTGTTACCTTAAAACTATTCAAGTTTGACATTTGAGCCATCGAACCATTTTTCCGAAGCAAGTCCCTTGACTCCGGTTTCCAAAGGAACGGCCGAAACGCCCAAACCAATATTCTTCTCGACAAAACTACCTTTACCAACGATGTTAGCTTTAGGCATGAAGATGAAATTGCCGGTCTTTGTCATAGCCACGATGCTCTTTTCCACAAGAGCAGTCATGTCTGTACGTTCCCAGCCATCATCCGTTGCCTTACCGCCTTGTAAAGCTGCCTTGTCCTCGAAAGAATACTCACCAAGGGTGAACGACACGGTAGGAATAGCCGCCTGCGTAACGTCACGGTAATACGGTTGCCCCGTCAGCTCATTGATATAGTCAGTCACGGAAGGGTCGCTTTCCTCGTATCCCCAAGTGTCCTGATGTACGTTTTTCACTTCGGTCATTGTAGCAATCAGGGCTTTCAACTCTGCTGCCGTATAACCGGTTTCGGGAGTGGTTACGGTTTTCACTACATCACCGTACCATACCCTCTTTAATCCGATAAATGGTCTTGTTGCCATAATTATTTTACATTTAAAACTTCAAATAAAATTCTTACATTCACATAATGACACTTCAAAGCTGTGTCCGCTTCTGTACCGATTGATTCGATGGAGTAACGATAGGTTGTTCCGTCATAGATGCTTACCTCATCATCAAAGAGCTTGTTGGCTTGTCTTTCAAGCTCGTTAAGCCGGATTGTGTTCGCTTCATTCTCGCTTAAATTGGGTACACATAGATTCACTTCTGCAAAAGATTTCTTCCAATACTTTCCCGGCTGTTGTTTCTTCGTGTGGATAACGATTCTTTCAGAGGTCAATTCACCCGTCAGCGTTTCCCCGTCCGGCACTATGGCTATTCCGAAAGCCTTGCAATCCCGGTAGAGAATGTTTCCTATGTCGGTAGTTACTATCATTCCACAATCTCCCAATCTTCTGCAAATACATCACTGATAGACGGAACCCATGAATCAGCGCGTCCGGTATTCTCGTTGTAGATAAGACACTGGCTTGTATAGTCAATAAATCCCTTACCTTTCAGAATAAGGTCTTTTGCCGATTGGGGAAGCGATTGCATCTTAGGGATGATGTCGCTTTCGATATGAGCTGGCACTTGTTTGAATACCATCAAACCTTTACCATTCCAACCACTTCTACGAACAGCCCCACCTTGTTTTAACACTTCGATAGCATCACCGAAACAGATAGGAGTTTCTTCCTTGACTTCTCGATATGATTCTTCAAACAGTTCTTTGGGTGACCAACTTTCATAGCCATATTCAGCACGAGTGTGATATCCAAGCTTGCAAGATTCATGCTCTCCTATTTCACTTTTTACCAAACCTTTACGGCAAGCTTCGCCTAATGTCATAGGTTCTGCTTCAATCTGTTTTGTGCTAATGTACTTTTTCATTTTTCAAATTCTTCTTTTAATCGTTTCTCCGCATGAAGAGCGGCACCACTTAAAACATCATACCCTTTAGATTCTACGAATGATACGTATTCCGCTTCATTTTTCAGAGTTAAACCGTCTTTATTGACATCGTAATCATTGGACGTTCTCAAAGTGAGTGTATGGTCTTGATAATCCCCATGTTCCTCTGCGTACTTCACGGCTTCATCGCCTACATCAATCATCTTCTTTTCGACCTCCCATTCTCCTTCATCGAAAAAGGAGTCGACATCTGAGAAATCGAAATCTACATCCATAATTCCGAATAGTTAAAGTAGTTTGTACTCTTTACCGTGTAGACTTCGCCTTGACCTCTTACGCTATCACCATCCATGCAACGTACTTCATCACCAGCCTTGACAGTAATTTTCTTCTCGCATACCACATGATAATTCGGACGATACACAGAGCCGTTATCAGATGAAAACTCTTTGGTAGTGTTATCATCACAACGGCATTTGCACACCTCCTGCCAGCTTTCACCACCTGTTCCGGGAATAGGTCTGCCAAACTCGTCCTTATCCATCGGGGTGATAACTTTTACCTGCAATATGTGTGGAGCGAATATCATAAGAAAGTCACTTTAGGTTTGTTACCCAGTTCGTCTTTCAAACCGTACTGTTTACACAGAAATGAATAGTAATCCTTAATGCCTTGAATGTTCCAAGACATAGAAAAACCGCTTTCGCTGATGGAAGTGGCACGAAGCAATAGAGAGGGGATGAACTTCGCAATTGCCACCGACACCCGTGTTTGGCAATCCTCGTTCATCTCACCCCCTCCGCTTATCTTTGCGTTCAGACATATATCGAAAAGGTCAGCCTCCGACAAGTTAACGCCGAAGGTCTGAAACTTCTGTAATATATAATCGTTTACTGTCATGCGTTCATCTCACTCAAATCGAAGTTCACAATCAGGTTCGGGTTCGCAATCTGCGGAATCCATTCGGCTGTGTATTCCAGATAGCGACCATTGCCGTCCTTGTAACCTGAAATCAGCATATCGCCATCTGCCTGAGTGTAATTACGTCCCGGTACACCATCCACAGCTTCATAAGGAGTGTGGAAGCGCATATAACCGATTTTATCCTGCGGAAGCAGGGAAATACGACCATCTGCATAAATGGGGATATTCTTACCTGTTTGGTCTACCACATAATCTTCCTTGATTTCAATAGCCGGAAGTCCGATACCTGTAAAAATGGTAGAAGCCAGTTGCGAGGTGATAAGCCCGGTAGACATATACATTTCATTGCCTGTAAGCTGCATTTTGAACTTATCTCCAAATTCACTTGAACCGATAATATTCTTGATGAATGTGCCACGGCTCATAATCATCTTGGGGAATGTGCCGTAAATAGATTTCAGCTCATTCAGTTTCTGCTGCAAGTAAGTGACGAAATAGTCTTTATCCTCTGTGTCCGGCTTGATAAACTTAAACGGCAAGTCGATGTTCAATAAGTCAATTCCTCCGGCATTGTCGTCCTTGTTCTTCACGCTTGCTGCTCCAGTCATCAACAGAGAGCCTACGATAATGTCCATACGCTTGTGCGGTGCCAGCAATACCTGACGGTAATCGTCATAGATGAAGTCCACGATGTCACGCATGGCTGCTTTCTGGTCTTCCGGTTTGGCGGCATTATACTTATCTATCAAGTCCTGCAAGTCAGACAAACGGTCGATTGAGATTTGATAGCGGTCACCCAAATAGGCAATCTCACCATATCCGGAACCGATATTCCTGCGTTCACGGATAGGCTTTTCGCCATAACGGGAGTTGATGGAACCAGCCATCACGCCAGTAACCTGACCGATGTAGTCTTTAAATACACGAGTAGTAGTCCTACGGAAGCCCAAATACTGCTGCCAATAAATTGTGTCCTTTCTTGTCTTGAGGACACGCTGAATCACTGCATTTACAATGTTCGGGTCATTAAACAATGTATGAATAGTTAGCATCATATATTAGTCCTCCTTTCTTTATTTTGCCATTATACCTGCGTTTTTCAACGCTGTCAATAATCCGTTAAAGTTTTCTACCGACACCGTACCAGATGCATCATTCACTTTGGCTGCCTGCTTTACACCTCCAAAAGCAGAAGTCGTAGCTGCTGTTAAAGTATACTTGTTAGCTTGTGCTGCAACCCCATCCAATTTGGCTTTATCTTCCTTACTCATCAAACCGTCCTGACTAGAAGAAGCCTTAGGAATAGATACGGCTTCTTTTTCTTGTTTGACATCCAAAGCGTTAAACTGGAAGTGCGGCATATTCGCCTTGTCAATATCTGCGAAAGGCATTACCAGCTTGGTCGGTTCGATTTCAAACGCACGCATCAAAAGGGAAACCAATACTATGCCATCCTCTACCTGCTTCCTTTCATACAGAGCTGAATTTGCGATAACTTTGGGCGTTGTACCATCTGCGGCTGTCGCTTCGTAAAGAACTGTTCCAGCTTCTAGATTTTCTCCAAAGTCTGCCGCTAACGTCAGCTTATCAAAAGCTTTGTCAGCCTTGTCAATAGCGTTGATTGTCGCTCCATGCGCACCGTTACCCAAGTGCATACCTTTGTAAGCCAAAGAACGTTTCTTGATTTTCAATGTGGTATTGGAGCCTGTTGTAAACTTCTCATATACTTCCACACGGATAGCCACTTGGGATGTTTTCTTCACCAAGTCAGCTGCAATCGGTGTGAATGAGGGCAAGTACGAGCCGACAACGAGGTTGGTTGTGTCCAACTTGTACGGACCTCTGCGTCTGCGTCCGGTTTCTACGTCGTAGCGTTCTTCCTGCTCAACTTCCGGTTCAAGATTATACTTAAATCCTGCTGCCATAAAATCACTGTTTTTGTTGTTCTACAATTTCTTTAGTGTCGTCTGCAATCATTTTCGCAAACGACTGAGTCTCATTCTCCAGTTCTTTTTTTGCTGTATCTGGAGGAACTACACCCTTAAAGCCGTCATTCGCAAACTCCTGCTTCAAGTCCTTGAAGTATGCGTCCAAGTCCTCATCGTCCTTAATGGCGCATCGTTTGGCGTAGTTTTCGGGAATACCATACTCCTTTGCCTTTGCCAAAATCTGCTGGCTACGTGTTGCTTGAGCCTTTTCCGTTTCTAACTGTGTTAGCTTATCAGAAAGGTTCTTGTTGGAGTCAATTAAAGCTTGCGCCCATGCAGGCACATCGTCTTTATTCTCTTCCGTTTTGGTGGTTGTGGTAGTCTCGATTGGCTTACCGTCTTTAAGGTTATGCTTCTTCTCGTAGTTGGAAACTGCGGTCTTGGAAGCATCCCCGGCACGGAAATCACCATAGGAATTAAGCACGTCCGAAAAACTGATACCCTCAACAATAGAGTTTACCTTTGTCTCGTCCGTTATACCCTCTGCCTTTTTGGTGGCAATACGGGTAAGAATAGCAGTGTCCACCCCAGTAAACTTGGTTTGGAGGCCCGCTAAGATTTGTTCTAAAATTGTCATACTGTATGAATTAAAATTTGAGATTCAATTTGCAGAAGTAAAAATACCGCCAATACAGATGATTAGTAAATATTTAAGCTTCCGATTCACGACAATGAGTTGATTGTCGTGAATACGGTATAAAAGTAAGGAGGAAACAATTAAAGGGGAAATAATTAGGTTGTATAGCATTCACTAAGAAAAGGTTGTGAAGAAATCAATTTAAAATTCTATTTTTGCTGTAAAATAAAGTAACAGTATGGACTATATAAATAAAGGAACTTGTATTTTTTGTGGTAAAGATGTAACTCAAACGACATTTAAAGAGAAGCCACATACTATGCCAAAAAGTTTAGGTAGCATAAATATTGGTGTTGATATTTGCGATGAATGCAATCACTATTTCGGTCAACCTGACGACTTTGTGTTTCCTAAACTTTGTATAGAAGTTTGTGTTAAAGAAATATTTGGACTACCAAAAGCCTTGCTTAACAGAAAAGATAATTCAGAAAGATTAAAGTCAACATATTTCGAATATTGGAAGTCAAAAAGAAAAATAGTTCTCAAATCACATTTTAAGTTTAATGATAGATTTCTAACAACATTTGCAAGACAATTCAAGAGAGGAATATATGAAATGTTCCTTCAAGAATATCATAAAATAACAGGTAATGGATTAGACAATCGATTTAATCAAATTAGGAGATTTGCACGTTATAATATTGGAGATATTCCTTTGTATTATTTAGTCAATAATGGAGTTTACTTAATAGAAGAAAAATTTTCATCTCCTAAGTTTTCCTTTTCCGATTCACAATTTAATGATATAGAAACTTATGGATTTTATACATTAATATTGTATGGACAATGGTTCTTTTTAGAAGTTACCCCAAGAGCTGAACTATCTCGTGAAATTTATTTAAAAATGCAATGTGAAAAAATAAATGTTGGCGGATTTGTATATAGAGATTTAATTGAAATAAAAAGAATTACGGATATAGATTTTAGCTTAAGAAGCTTGTTTGGAGGTAAGTTATTTTAGGCGTGAAACCGAATGAATCACGCCTAAAATATATCACATCAAAAACTTATACTTATACACCTAACACTATATTAGCATCAATATTTAGCTTCCGGCTTATCTCACGAGCAACTTTTAAAGTAGGTTCACATTTACCGGATATATAATCACTTAGCCGTGATGGGCTGACACCAACCAACTTTGCAAGTGATTTTTGATTAAGCCCCATTTCGTACATACGAAGTTTAAGAACATCCACAAGTGTTGGTTCTCCCAATGCAAAATGTTCTTCGGAATAATCAGCAACCAAATTAGAAAGAAGCTCCAATTCTATGCTATTTGGGTCATTCAAAGGAGTATCATCTTTCACTAATGGAAGAAGTTCCTCTACTCTTTTCACCGCCCATTCATATTGGGCTTGATTTTCTATCTTTGTCATAATCCTAAATATTAGCGCAATCTATTCTATCATATTCTTTATGAGTACCAATAAAGCGAATATACACAAACTGAATAGTGAATTTAATCACTACTACCAAACGATAGTTGTTGCCTTTGATATTGAAAACATAGTGTTGATTACCTACATTATCAACGCTATTAAACGTTTTCTTAATATCGGCAAAACAGGTCCACTTGCTTCTTTTCACAATGGTAGTCCATTCTTGCAAAGCGACCTTTGAATCGGGATGGTTCTCTGCATATTCTTTTAATGCTTGTTCGGTAAATATTCTCATTGGTTACTCAATTATCGTGTGACAAAAATACATATATAATTCTATAATTCAAAATTATATTCTAATATTTACAATTTAAAGAGCAAAAAAATAGCGGCAACTCCAAAGAGTCACCACTAACTATCCTATTTTCCCTATCAAAAAATTATAAATCCCGTAATTTTTCTGACTAAGAGGCGTTTTTCTGTCCCTTATTTCCGATTTGCTCATTCTTTGCCACCTGTTCCTCTTTGATTTCCTTCAGCTCTTCATCAATGCGATCCGCGTTCCCAGCAAACATAATGCCCTCACGTCTTGACCATACACCACCACTAACAGCGGAGACAGCCGTAGTAACCTTATCATTCAAATCATCAATCATATATGGAACCAGTTCTGTTTCTATGTCAATGGTCTGCGATGCCTTGCTAAACTCGGTTGGATTGATAGAGCCTAAAGCGGAAACAATGAAATTTACTCTTCGCTGCAAGAACTCACCGATAACCTCACCGTGATTTTCTACCGCCATATGTGCACCCATAAACATGAAGCGGAAAGCAGTGCCGGAAGCCTTGCCTATGCCTTTCAATGTCTCAAACGATATTCTTGGAGTGTTTGACATATCATAAGCCATATTAGTGAGTGTTTCTGCTTCAAAACGTACCGTATCCGGAACTTGGTTCCACGTCAGATACTGAGCATCCGCACCTTCACCCGTAAGTTTGACCATTCTGTCCTTAACCTTACCCATGAAACCCTCTACATCTCCAATTAGCTTCAGCAGTGGGAAGAAATGATAGTCTATACAATCAGCATAATTAGATAGCAATTTCTCTAATCGGACCCGAAAAGTCTTTATCTTCTTGCAGTAAGGTTCAGGACGATAAGCATAGAGAACCGGTAGTTTTGGGAATCCATGAGCAAAAGGCGTTCTTTCTTCATACCCTTTAGACAAATCCCATTGATAAACCATTTTGTCCGTGATAGTCATAAAGCAGATGACCTCCGAATCATCCATGAGCTTCTTTTTATACTCACGTGAGAAAGCAATCATTTTACCTTCGTCGTTAAAGAACGGGTATAGCTTATCACCTCTGAATGGAGACCATAACACGCTTTTCAGTTTCTTGGTGGGCTTGACCTTGCCACCGAACGTAGTCTTAACTTTCTTCCAAAACTTTGCCCAAAACGAATCATCATCGGTAACATACCAATATTCTGCCGCTTCTTGTTCGGAGAGCCAGGCACGGACAATCTTCTTGTTTTGGTATTTGATTTTGTTGGATTTAAATACAGCCTTTACCGCATCCAGCAGCTTCTTTTCATCATCATCAGTCGGAGTGCAATCCATAGACGGTTCTGTGCCGACCGTGAAAGCAGTTTGAATGTTCACTATATCTTGTTCCAATGGAATAGAAATACGGTTCACCGGTTCAGTCTTATACTTTGCTTCGATTTCATAAGTCTTACCAGTTTTTTCATCGAAAACTTTTTCGGATTCCTTATCAAGTACTTTTCTGTCCGGATACTTTTCTTTATCCACAATGATTTCGTGGCGTTCCGGATTCCAATCATCCCAAAGTTTGCAACGGTCGGGAAGTTCAGTCTTCCTACCTTTCTTCAGATAGTTTATCTTCTGCCCGATGTCAGGCAATGCTAATATTTCTTCTAAATTCAATGGCATAGCTTATATTTTTAGTGTGTGAATATTCCAGTTAAATCTTTCGGCTTCTGAATCTTACCAAGAAGCTCACCCAATACATAGTAACGTACAGCATCTATTCCGTGATTGTCATGGTCTTCCGGTTCGTTGATATAGTTCCCGTCCTTATCCTTTGCCCAAACATACTTTCTGAACTCGCTTTGCAAGTTGTACGAGCTTTTGGTTATATAAATCTCCATATCTTTCATTTTGTCAATTCCGGCATTGATAGAGCCTGCACCTTTCTCTACGGCATATATCTTGATTCCTCCGTTGTGTATCTCTTGAATCAAACGTGGGTCTGCGCTGTCAGCAATGACTTTCAATCCCCACGGGCGAAGAGTCTTGATGATGTCAGAAGAAAGCAATCCAGTACGGTAATCCACTTCATCCAAGTAAAGGGCGTTATCAACGATACCACAACGAATGGAAGCAGACGGGTCATGCGTATAACCGAAGTCTTGCCCGAAAGCAATTTTCTTTGCCCAAGCCGGGAACTCATCAACAATACCCCACTTCTTGAACACCGCACCTTCCGCAACATCAGCCCAGCGACCAATAACCACATGAGCATACTTTTCGGGGTTGTTCACCTTCATGTCCTCGACCTCTTTCAAAAACTCCGGGGAAAGGTTCTCCAAGTTATCCAAGTAGGTGGTATGGATATGAAGTACATTCGGGTGAGTGGAGATTTGAACCTGTACACCGTCAATCTCTACCAGCTTGTGAGTTTTCTCAATGTATTTCTTGTAGATGAAGTGATTGGAATCGCATGGGTTCATTATAATGATAATCCGGTTCTGAATACCCTTCTTGCGAATGGAGAGCATTATCTTGTCGAACTCATCTTCGCTTGTCCACTCTTCCGCTTCATCGCAGACAAAAGTCGTAATGCCTTGAATGGATTTCAGTTTTGCTGTCTGGTTTCCGGAAGAAGTCTTGATACCCCGAAACATGATACGGCTCTTAGTCATCTTATTGACTATGTCCGTCTTTGTGGTCTTGAAATATTTCGTGGTACCGTCCAAATCTATCTTCTCCATCATTTCGGGGATGATAGACATACCGGCAGAAACCATCGTGTAACGGGTGTAAAGAATCTGATGAACTATTTTCTCTACGGGAGTCATTTCAAAAGTCAACCGCTCAATAAAGGTAGAAGCATTGAAAGACTTTCCCGAACCACGCCCACCGGTAATAAGAATTATAAATTTTTCCTTATCCTCGTATAATGGATGGTAAATTTCTTGAGGTACTATCATTTCAGCTTGTCTTTAATCCAAGAATCAATGTTGATGCCATGCTCTATGTCTGTTGGAATATATGCATCATCTTCAGCTCTTGGAGCCGGTCTATTCCATTGTTCGGGCTTACGGTTTTTGAGCCAGAAAATACCAGCTGTTGTATCAGGTGGTACTTCTTGGTCTAATTCCACAATCTCTACCCGTTCTTTCTCGCATCTGCGACCTTCTTCATCGAAAAACACATCTTTCACCTTAATAGCCTGTTGAACTTTTACCTTCATCCCCATAGCCTTACGATAAATCTTGCTTTCAATGGCAAAATCAATGGGCGCACGCCCATTTTTTAATGCTTTAGATAATTTAGGCAATTTACCTTTCAACACAGAGAAATGCGCTTCACTGTAGCCGATGTTTGCTGCGATTTGCTTATCGTCCAAACCATCACGTGCCCAACCCTCAATACGGATTAGGTTCTGTTCATCATCAAAATCAAACTTCGGCTTTGCCATACTTATTCAATCAGTTTTAAAACACCTTCCCCTTTAGCGAACTTATCATCTGTACTTATACCAAGCAGGTCACAAAAATCAGCCTTAGCTTCGTAGGAGGAGAACGAAAGCATTATGTAAGCTTCTTCATTGAGTTGGCGTTCCTTAGCCACTGCCTTAACCTGTTGCTTAACCTCTTTCATGTGAGCTTTCTTTTCTTCTTCTGTTCTATCAAGACGCTTTGATTCTTTCACCGGGGAAGATAGCAAATTATCTAAAGAATCAGACAATCTAATATCATCAATACCACTTATGGATAGAATATCATTAAGTTCAGCTTCACTCAAACCGACATCGGAGTAATCAATATCATTAATGTAATCAGCTATCAAATCAATATCTGGTTTAGTATTTCCCACGGCCATGTATGTAAGCTGTTCCTTCTCAGCCTTATCATCCAGATTTACGACCTCAACCTTAACATTGTAATCCGTGCTGGAAGTACCATCGTATTTATAATGCAAATCCATTGCTTTTATCCTGCGATGCCCGTCTATAAGATTTCCCGATTTCTCATTCCATACGATACCGCCGAGGAAACCCACTTTTTGCAAGTTCTTCTTTTGCAGTTTTACCCTCTCATCAGAATGCCTTTTAGGATTAATCGGATTCAGATTTATTTTGGAGCGCTTTATAATTCTTGTCTCACTTTGCTTTAGTTCTTTCATAATCGTATTCAAATAGTTTTCGTTCCACCAAAGGGTATTCATTTATAACTTTCTGCAAATCACCCGGAAATCTATTACGAAGAAAAAGAAGGTAGTTAATATCCGTTATGTCCGTTCCGGATGATTGATGCTTGGAATCGTATGATTCCGGTTTGATTAAACCAGCCCTGCTAATATAATCCATGACGTCTTTATTTTTGTATTCAGACAATGGATAACACTTCTTTTGCGCTTCATTAATTCCGTTCATGTCGTATGTACGTAGCATCAAACGCCTGTTCATTGAATCGGATTGCTTAAAGCCGAAGAAAGCCCACTCAATATTGTATTTCTCCCTTACTATATCTGTAAGCTGAGCCATGCTGTAAAGTTTCTGTTTCTCATTTTTCTCGCATCCCATATACCCAATGCGTCTATAGGAATAAACTGCAAAATGAGGAATCTGCACATACTTAACATTTGGATATTTATTACAAGCATAGTTTATATAACGGTTAATATGAGATAAGTCTTTAACAACGTACATATAAACGCATACAATTTCTTTAAAGTATGGTGAAATAAGGTCTAAAAGGGCTATACTGTCTTTACCCGATGCCGAGTGAAACAATATAACCCTGTCAGTCCTTTCGGCGATAGTTTTTATTATATCTATTGCCTTTTTCATCATCAAGCAATCCTACCACCTACCTTACGATTAATTCTCGCTCTTTGGGCTGCATTTCTACCCATAGATTGAAAACGACCAGCTTCATAGTCTTTTCGAGTGCGATATTTATTACCGCTCGCATCAGTTGCGTAAGTTTCTCCCATAATCTTAAATTTTAAATTAAACAATCTTTTTACCAATAAGTAAAGCCACCGAAGTGGCTTATATTATTTCAATCCATCATGATGAATAATCTCACAGATATGTAAATAATAGAACAATGGCACTTCTTCGGGCGGATTTTTCTTGAAATCTTCTAGCTGTTCATCGAAATCATGAAAATCAAATTCATCGTGCATGAACTTTATTCCTTCTTCTGTTATTTCGCCTATACCAATTTCATCAATGGCGACATCAAGTGTCCATGGTGCACCAGTACTATAAAAATGAATAGCTTCTATATCAGTCCTTAAAATAGGTTGACATTCTTGCTCGCGTCCAGCTTTTCTAAATTTCTCGTTTTCGTCAACTTGCGCAAAGTCCGTGAACATCTTCTCATATTTGGCGCTAAGCATACGTGTTTCTATGCTCTTTTTACCATTCAAAATATCTAAAGCGTTTTCTTTTGTCATTATGAGCGAATACGCTTCTATCTCTTGACCATTATAATTAATCTTCATATCACTATATCGTTATAAAATTTATACATAAAAGATAGTACCCCAAAGGTACTACCACAACCAAAGATAACGAAATATCTTCAATCGTTATACACGACAATTGGCTTATTGTCGTGAACTAAGCCATTTATCCCGTCTTTCTCTACACGCCTCTAAGGTAGGCGCACAACAAGAAAAAAGTTCACCGCTTTCAGTACGGTAGTCGTACTGGTACATTCTCACTCTCTTTCTGCCTAACTTCGTTGTGTAGGTAGTGTAATTCTCTTTACCGGGCTGGCATACGCTGCAACCTCTTTCGTCGTTAATTGAGTTCATAATTAAATCCCCATTTTACTAATTATTTTCTGACTGATTTTTTCTGCAACCATAGTTTTCAGCTCTTCAATATCAAGAAGGGACACAATGATATTTGCATCAAATTCTTTGGCTACATTCTTTGCAACTGCTCTAACAAATGTGCCGTCTTGTATTGATTTGCTTACGCTTTTGCCTATTCTTCTTGTTACTTCTGCATTTACTATCTGCTCAATATTGAGGCTTTTTACAGCATCACTGACAGCTTTAGACATTGCATTATTCAATGTCACACTGTCTACATCAAGTTCTAACGTACAATTACCTTTCATTTATAATCTATATTTAATGTTTCACATTCAATCTTTCTTCACTCGTATAAGCCACTACAAGCCCTGTTTCATCATGCCGTATCGTGACATACTTCTCGCCTCTCTCTATGGTAGAAAAGTCGTATGGTGTACATAGCTTACCCAATACTTTGCCCAGTTGTTTCATCAGTGGGGCTTCAGGGCTGATAACTAAAACTAAATCTGCTTTCATAATCGTGTATATTGTGGCAGCTCGAAAGCTACCGGATTAAAACTTAGAACTTCTCGATTTTGAGATTGTCGTTAATGATAAACATACGTCCACACTCTAAAATCACATGTGTCCCTGTAATTCGCTTGATTACTCTTACTACATCATCGTGCGATATGCGTGGCGTACCGTCTGAATGGCAACCATTAGCCAAATCACCTGATACTCTATATCTCAAACCTACTGTAACTTCATTTACGTTCATAATCTTCTATATTGCGCAGGGCTTTCGCCCTGCTGGTTAAACTTATGCTAATTCTATCGCTCTTGCAGGCACACAAATCATAGTCCATGTTTTACCCTCTTTCAGATAATCTACTGAATAGTCAGCTTCAAAAGTGCAAACATTCATATCAACACCTGAAATAGTACCTTCTACCTTACCATTTTTAGTAGTTACGACTACTGATTGACCTTTCTTAAATTCTGTTGCTTTCATATCTTATATGTTTTAATTGTTATTACTTCGTTTCTGATGATGCAAAGGTATAGTATATATACGAAACAAGCAAATGCAAATTATGTATATATACTACATTTAATACATTTTATATAGCATAGATACTAAATTTATATTCATTTACATAAAATATAGCTAAAACAAATAATTATCAAACTTTTCTTTCGCATATACACTATATTATATATCTTTGCATCAAAAATCATAATTTATGGCAAATACAGAATTAAGAATTAAAGAGTTGTGTAAAGAGAAAGGCATTACACAAGCTCAATTGGCTGATAAATTGGGAATACAGCCTGTATCTTTTTCGCAAGCTATAGCAAGAAATAAATTCAGCGTTGATAGGCTTGCTGATATAGCTGACGCTTTAGAGGTGGAAATTCCTGACTTATTTAGGAATGATTCAGACACTATCACCTGCCCTCATTGTGGAGGTAAAATACATTTTGATGGAGAACCATGTATGCCGGAACACAAGAATATACGAGGGAAAGAATACTATAAATAAAAAAATATGGAACTAAAAGACTTTATAAAAGAAACACTTAGTCAAATAATAGATGCTGTTTCAGAAACACAAGAAAAATACAAAGATAAACATGTCCTAATTTGTCCCGATGATATTCAATCTGAAAAAGGAGAATATTATATTGACAATGAATCTCATTATGAATATTATAACCGAAAGACCAAAGTACAAAATATAGAGATGGACATAGCTATTTCCGTTACCGAAAAAGAAGGTAATAAATCAGGAATAGGAATCGCCAAAATTATAAATGTTGGTACTTCGTCAGAAAATGCAATACAAAATGAAAGTGTTAGTAAAATAAAGTTTTCCATTCCACTTGTTTTACCAACAAGTAATACAAGAGAGTATTACCAAAAATATGTGAAAGATTAAAAGTAAAGCCAGAGCATTAAACTCCGGCTTACTCATTGATAACCTCATTAAAAGCAATAAAAGCGCACCAAAATGATGCGCCTTCTGTTGTCAATTAGTTCTTGATTTTATATCAGAGCCTCACGGCTAGAATATCAGAATCTGACAGCTTCCATTCTTCTGAGAAGATTATTATATCTCTCTTGTATAAGAGCTCTTTGTTTATCGGAAGCTGTTACAATCTTTCCCTTATATTTCCGCATGACAGATTCATTCATGCCAATTTCCTTTGCAAACTTACTGGCATTTATGAAAGGAAATGCCTCGAAGAATCCGCTTAAATCATATATGTAATCAACAGAATACCCAGACTTATACCACACAGGAAAGTCTCCATGTTTTTCTTTATAATATTCGGCCTGCTCCTCAAGTACGGACATAAAATCATCTTTCGCTTCCTGCTCTGTAAGCCCAAAACCGTACGCTCCGTTCACATCCTCCGAATATACGGAAATACCCCCATCATTCGCCTTTTCGATAATTGCCTTAATCTTCTTCATAATCGTGTATTTTAAATTCGTCAATTAAAGCACCCACCGAAGTGGGTGCAGTCCTTTCACTTCTTTAACCCTGCCTTTTTCAACATACTGTCAAGAGTACCATTGGGTATCTCTTGAGACTGATGTCTGCCAACAGGAATAAAGTAGTCAAAGTCGGGATGAACATATTTATAATGTTTCTTTCCCTTTTTGATTGTCCAGCCAGCTGATTCAATCAATTTGTAAAACTCTGAATACTTCATAAAATCAAAGAACATTTTTAATTGACACTACAAAAGTAACATATTTGTTACAATAAAACAAGCAAAGATGAAGAAAGAAATAACATATTTGTTACTTTTAACACCGTGTACACATAACAAAAGCCGGAGCACTAAACTCCGGCTCATTAATTGATTAGCCCTTTGATTCTTAACCGATTTACGATTTCGGTATAAAGATACTCTATATCCCCGCTGAAATCCCCATAGTTCTGATAGAGAAACACGACATCAGCGCAGTTGTCGGAAATTGTACTCTTGGACTGAACCCCAAGTACCCTTGACATCTCTTCGCGTAACCCAGCTGTCATTTTCCCACCGGCAAGCGAACTTGGAGAAAACAGGTACAGGATAATGAAGATGAACTTCTTCCGCTGGGTAACACTGTCAATATTCGGTGGACATCCTCTCTCATTCAGCAACTCAACGAATATTTTGTAGATTTCATGGATAAGGCTTTTGTCTTTCAAAATTGGGGTGGTCAAGGCGTTTTCTTCCTCTGAAAGTTCTGATTTCTCAATTCTAATCTTTTTAAGGCGAATTATTTTGTTAAAATCCAGTTCCATAACACGATTATTTTAAAAGTAAATAGTATATTTGCATCATAATCGTGTAAGGAAGAGCTGATTCATGGTCGTGCGTGGGTTGGCTCTTTTTCATTCTTCCCCATTCGTGCTGACGAATGGTTTCTTTTCCAAATCATAGCAGGTGATATATACCCGTTTCCCATTAACATCACATAGAGCAAGGGCATATCCTTTCTCCAGTATTTTAACCGGCTGATTGTCGCAATAGACAGTACTTCCAACCGGAACTCTTATAAAATGACGTACTATCATTTGATTATCTTTAGCTTGTTATACCAGCGTGAAGAGAAAGGGAACCACCCGATTAGGAATGATTCCCCGAAAATAGTTACTTTATATAGTTTGCTCATATTTGTTCAGTTTTGCTCTAATTTATTCTAACGTACTTACCTGCAATATCACAAGTTTTTATTACCTCCGCATTATCCTCACCAAAAGCGATGAGAATACTACCACAGCCGGGAGAATCTCCACGAGTTCCGTCTGGACGGAAGAATCTGATTCGGTTACGCAAGAATTTCATTGCCGTTGCCTTCTCGAATATCACATCCTGAAACATCTTTGAATCGCAACGATTGAAAAGTAAAGCAATGCCGTTTCCATGTTCTGCCATCCGTTTAACGAAACATTCTATAAGAGGACGGGAATAAGGTGGGTTCAACCAAACGCGACCTTTCCATTCCTGTTTTAATCCATCGTCATTTTTGTTGTACATGACATTTGCCGTTTTATAGGGGGGGGGGCTACTGGGGCACATGGGTCTAAATCAAATTCACCCAATGCGTCTATAATTTCTTTCGGTGTGTACCATTCATCGGTACTATTAGCCGATTTTTCAAAGGTTGTATTCATTTCTGTTCCGTTATTAGTTAATTGGCAGTTTCATAAAGCACATCCATATCGTTTTACTTTGTCGGCCAGTGGTATGCCCAAACAAAGGCTTATAAGGTATAATGGATAAAACTTCATTGACTTTTATTTCACTCTCACTCCATTTGAATACCAATGTCCCGTTGGGCTTTAGGACACGCATACATTCATCAAAACCGCTTTTTATCATTTCTTGCCAATTATCCGGAAGCCTACCATATTTCTTTGCCATCCATGATGTTTTGCCAAGTGTTTTCAAATGTGGCGGGTCAAACACGACCATGTAGAAAGAGCTATCCTCAAACGGCAAGTTGGTAAAATCGGCTATTATATCAGGTTTTACTTCTATAGTTCTGATTTTATCTCTGTCCTTGGCAGTTACTATTTCCGATCTCTTATCAACGAATAAGGCAAGAGGATTATGTTTGTCAAACCAAAACATCCTACTGCCGCAACAGGCATCTAATATAAGTTTTCCATTTTCCATTAAGCTATTTCTTTTGATTTCTTCAATCTCAACTTTCTCAATACTTTGCAAAGTGCTTCAGTATTTTTTCTCGCTTGTGTAACCTCCACCGCATTCCCGATAAATTTCTTTTGGTCAGCTTGTGTGCCTATTAAAACATAATCTTCAGGGAATCCCATAATCTTTTTGAGTTCCGGAATGCGAAGCATCCGCATTTTAATATCCACTATGCCATACAGTGCCATGAACTCCTTTATCTTCACGGTCATAGGACTATCATTGTCGTAGATTTCAATCGCTACCTGACCGCTTTCTGTTGCTACCAGATAGGGCGGCATCTTATCCATGCGGGCTATTAATGTGAAGCAGGGGCTATCAACAGAGCCGCCAGCACTGTTGAACTGTGGATTCATCAGATAGTCCATTTCCTGTTTGCGGTAATGGTCTGGGAGGGTTCCTCTATACTGCTACCTACATTTGAGAATGCAGTATTCATTATCCACGGCTGGCATGTTACCAAGTTTTGTTTCGGTGTTGTGGTAACAGCGGGGCATGGCGAGTTTATATCAGACACCTGACCACCTCCAGAATATTGATTCATAAAAAATGGAGATACAAGGGAAAGTCTGTCTTTAGTCAGAAGTGTAGGACAAGGCTGATTAATATCCTTTCCTGTATCCTTAAAGTTATAAGAACACATAAATCGGCTTTCAATTAAAGCCATCCTGTCCTTCGTTGTGACCGTTGGAGCTGGAAGGTCTACCGAATGATTATGTCCATTTCCATAATAAGCAGAAACAAAAACATGGTGGTCTTTGCAGGTGATTGCACCTGCCGGTTCTTCTACAGACACATTCTTGCTTTCGGGATGTCCGCTGAACTGTTTGGAGAGGAAACTTACCTGTACCTTTGCAAAGCGGTTTTCAGTAGTCAACACTCCGCATGGTTCATCAACTGATTTGCATGTGTCTTGAGGGCGAACCGTATTGTAACGGGAAAGGAAAGCATCCTTTCCTCCGGCTACAAACTTGATAAGTCCAGCATAGATACGTTCAAGCGTTTTCTCTGCAAGAGGCTTTTCCCTGAAGATGGTAGTTCCTTCATCAGAGAAATCAAGCACATCTTTTACCGGCTTCCACTTCTCCAGCCGCGAGAACATATCTTGCCTACCACCTTTACAGTGGGTCGGTTCTGGGAATACTATCGGCAAGTTCTTTTTAGCAAAGATGCCGAAGAAACGTTTTCTTGTGGTGTAGGCACCGAAGTCGGCAGCATTTAAGATGCGGTGCTCAAAGTTGTAACCGTACTTCTTGACATTGCGCACCCACTTTTGATAAAGCCGGCCTTTGTCCATGCTGATAGGTTTCCCATTCTCATCCATATCTCCCCATGACATAAACTCTTCTACATTTTCAATCTGAATGTAGTCAGGGTCTATAACATCAATATAACGGAAGAGATGTTCTGCCAACGTTCGGCTGTCGGCATCTCTCGGCTGACCGCCTTTGGCTTTCGAGAAGTTGGTACACTCCAAAGAAGCATGAAGCATTATCATGGCATCAGGGTATAGCTGACGGATACGTTCTACAATAGTGCTTATCGGGGAAAGTTCCAGTGTACGGATATCCTCAATAAAGTGAAGTGCATCAGGGATATTGGCATCATGTGAAAGGATGGCATTCTTGTCATGGTTCACACAGCAAACAACCTTTCCACATCTATTTCCATCCAATCGTGCTTCTTCCACACCTTCGGATAAGCCACCGGCGCCACAAAAGAGATCAATAACAAATAGTTCTATATCGGACAGACCTTCAATGGATTTTAAGATATTTTTCTGCGATTTCATAACTTCTCCTTTTTAAACAGGTGGCTGAACGCATTATCCAAATCCAAGTCCAGATTCAGTTTGGACGGGAAAGATTTAATGTATTCGTACATCTTATAAGCGAGGTTGTCATCATCACCGCATCTGTCAATCAGTGTGAGCAACATGGCGTTCACCATGTCAGAATCATTGCCGAAGTTTTCCTGAGTGGATTCGCTGCAATGATTCACATCACTTTTCAATCTCTTTATCGCGGCTATGGCTGTGTTGAAGTTTCTTTTTGAATCGTGCCGCAATTCAAAGCCTTCCTTCTTGTATTGCTGCTGCATTTCTAGAAGGTTGGTTTCTAAAACGTCCGTGAGGACAAATACGATGTTGGTTATCGTATTCAGTTTGTCTGTTCCTTGCATAATCGTGTATTCTTATTTCTAATTCGAATGAATCCCCTTCGTTCTGTTTCTTCTAACAGTGGAAAGTCTTCATTCTTGATTTCACATTCTGTTTCGTAGTTCACGGAAGTATAACTTGGGATATTGAACTTTTTCCGGATTCTTACGATAACATCCGGATTTCTTGTTACCCAGTAAACGGTTATTCTCATGGTGATATCAGCATTTTTCTAGCTTCCTCATCTCCTGCATCAGCACGGTGCTTGATTTCAATGTACTCAGCATAAGAGATTCTGTTATCTCCACGCTCCTCTATCTCTTTTTCACGTTGGTTTCTGTATCGTTCACGCTCTTTCCGTTCAATATCTTTCCGACGTTCAGAAACGTAGTCCAGCATCGCACTTGTTATTTTCAATGGATCTATTGAACCGTAGAACCGCCCATACTTCCCTGACTTAAACCGTGCTATGAAAAAACAGATTTCAGCGGCATTTATATAATAATACTCCGAAAGGAATATCTCCGATAGTTCAGAAAGTTGCTCTTTCGCTATCTTGGTTGAAACTTCTGCAAAGTCATTCAATGAGCCAAATTGTATCTTTAGCCATTCTATCGGTGTTTCATCCCCATAAGTAGAAGACAATAGCCCTAAACTCGGAATGCTGTCATTCAACGCCAGTTCTGAATGGGTTGCATTACATCTGACAAGTTTGAACTGCAAATCAGGGTTGTAATCAAGAATGAATTGTGCAGGATCGGGATATTTATTCAATAACGCCCTCTGCTTCAAGTTCCTTTCTCTTTTTTGCGGCAGCTTCTCTAACGGTTGTAGCGACTGCAAGAACTGAATCACGTTTTCGCTGCTCGCTATCCTGTTGATTTTTACTAAGTCTTGTCCCATTATAGTTTCCTTCCAATATTTTAGTAAAGTTTGCTTGTTTGAAAATCCAATCAAAGTCGCATTTCCAATTGCGGTCATTAGCTCCAAGTAAGAACGGGGATTGAAGAATGAGATTGAAAACACTCCTCACTGACTCTTTCCCATATTGGGCTATCCGGGCTTTTACAGCCTTTTTTCTCACATCAGTCATTGATCTTATCTGCTGGAGTCTGTCTTTGAATGTGGTATTATAGTATTCCATCAATCCGCTGTAATCAATCTTTTCAGAGGGGGAGGGCGAAGAAAGCTTGGCTTTCTTTGATACTCCGTCAGGAGTATTTTCTTCCTTTTGATGTAGAGATATATCTATATACTCTCTTTCTTCTTTCTTTGTATTTGTGCCCTCTGTGTGCCCTGATTTTTGTAAAAGTTCGGATTGCGGTAGATTGCTGTTCATGGGCTGTGCCCCAAGTTGTGCCCTTAGTTGTGCCCATTCGTGTCTTAATTCATTGATTTCCTTTTCAATACCTGTGTCCTTACTTGTGCCCTTGGTTGTGCCCATTGGATTATATTCTTCATATTTACATAAGGTTATAAGGTTCATTCCTTGATTGCACTCAACAGTTATCATACCTTTCTTTCTAAGATGCACAAGAAAGGAACGCACCTTCTTTTCAGACCATTTCCAACGCTGTGACAGAAATCTTATGGATGCAGGATATTGACCTCTTGAATAAGAGATTTCTCGACCTCCGATACTCTCCTTTCGGGGCGTTGCCTCAAATCGTGCAGACTGAATTAAGTCTAACCACGCTTCGCAACTGCTAAAAGTACGGGCTTCATTCCACATTTCATTCGAGAAAAACCTGCGGCTTAGCCTCAAAAATCCTTCGTCCATAGTCTTAGAATCTCACGTTAGTTAATTGCCTTCCGTTAGAAAATACAGCCCACTTACCATTACCGCTATCAAACAATCGTAAATCCGACACCTCTCCGAAACGTTTGATGTTACCGCATAAATCCACAATCCATCCACATTCTTTAGAAGGATGCGGGCGGATGGCACGACCGACTATCTGATACCACATGGCAAGTGACATTGTAGGACGTGCCATAACGACCGTATCAAGTTCCGGATAGTCAAAGCCAGTCGTAAGTACACCCACATTAGCTACTACCGGAATTTCACCAGCTTTGAACGCCTCAAGAATATGTTCACGTTCTTTCTTAGGAGTATCACCTGAAACGATAGCGCAACCGGGTATTGACATCGTTAACCGTTCCGCTTCTTTCAAAAAACGGGTAAAGACCAAAATGCCCTTCCGTTTTCCTCCGGCTTTGGGATTCATCAGCCTTTGGACGATATGAACGAGATAACCGTAGAAGTCTATCCGTTCATATTCTTTTTGAACTGACCTATCCGTATAGTCGGCACCAGTAGTATTTACTTTCAAGTTAAGTTCATTCCACCCTGAAGGATTCATTGAATAGTAATCCAACTTCGCCAAGTAGCCCATATCTAATAGGGTTGATACCTGTACATGATAAATGACCTCTGAAAAGACATGAGGTTTTGTCCGAGTGATAAATTTCAGCATGGAACCGAAATCACGACTGGAGCTTAAACGGTATGGCGTTGCTGTCAGTCCAAGAACCTTACACTTCACTGCATCAAAAAAATCCTTGTACATTCCCTCTTTGGGGTTTACAAGATGACATTCATCCACAATGATGTTCTTGAAGTGGGTAAACAGTTCGGGATGATTCTTCACACTGCCGATGGTGGCAAATGTTATCCGGCTTATCTCCTTTGAGTTAAAGGATGCTGAATAGATACTGCAATCAAGAATACCGTATGAACAGAGTTTCTTGAAATTCTGTTCGAGTATTTCCTTCGAGGGCTGAAACACCAAAGTGTGCCCGTCAAGTCTTGCAGCTATATCCGCTATGATAAGGCTCTTTCCGCTACCCGTAGGCAGAACCATGATAGCATTTGTTTTCTTCGCCTTATTGTTGAAGAAGGAAACGGCTGCATCAGAGGCCTTCTGTTGGTAATCTCGCAATACATAACTCATAAACCCTTCTCCTTTCGTAACTTCTTGTTCAAAATCTTATAGTACTTAATTAGCTGCTCATACTCGAAATCAGACATCTTAGAAGTACTGGCAGCCTTCACTTTTAGCAAATCAAATTTCTGTTGCCCGATTTTTTCTATCAGACCTTCTCGATAAAATTCTAAATGGTCTGCTAAAAAACGGTTACAATATCTACATTCTGCATGGCAATTGTCTTCGTCAAACCGTGTTGACAAATGTTTTCGACTGAAATAGTGACCACAATCAGCTTGCTCGAAGGGCTTTATTTGCCCACATGAAATACATCTGAAATACCCGTTTGGCATACAATCACGAAGCCGGATGAAAAGGGAAAACTCTTTGTCGAGCTTAGCTTTCAAATCCGGCTTCTTCTTCACTGTTACCCCCGCTTTATCAAACAAGGGTAAAGGCTTATCTTTCTTCTTAGCCTTGGTTCGTTTTATATAGTACGGCATTCTACTATTGGTTTACACAATTCAACAACTCGTTTACAATCCTCCACATCAAACATTCCTATGTGGCAAACTTCATATGGTATTCCTAATTGAATGGATAACCACAAATAAGCTTTATTTCTATTTGAAGTGTTGGGGATATGTTTCTTCCAAATTTTATTGATAAGATTGGTCT